AGATACATCTGTATCATTTAATTCTGCGAACCGAACAAACTTTGCCGACAAATCTTCCAGTTCCTGTCCTGTCAGATGAAACCTTGTGTTGACCTCTCCGACAGCCGAACCAGCTGTTGCAAAGTCTGTCGGAATGGTTTTGGCTATATTTCTTGCAGAATCCTGCATGTCTTCCAGTGCATCACCAGTAGCGCCCGTCTTCTGCACGATGATATCCATTCCTTCATCAACCTGCGCCCATGCTGCCATAATTCCTGTGCCTGCTGCCGCAACTGGAGCCGTCACATTCTTTGTGAGTGAACTTCCAATCTTTCCGGTGGTATCGCTGAAGTCCTTAACCTTCTTGGAGTAGTCTTCCAGTGTCGCGGCACCGCTTTCCAGCTTCTTATTTACATCTTCAAGTCCGCTCTTGTAGTTATTCAGAGATGCTTTTGCATTATCCAGCTGCTGCCTTGTTTTGGAGATAGCAGCTTCGTCTCGCACTTGTGCATTTTCCTGTGCTTTCAAGATTTCTGTCAGCCTATCGACTTTCTGCGTATACGCTTCTGTCTGATTCTGTAGATATTCCTGCGTCGCTCTCAGTTTATCGGCTGACGATGTACTTTTATCCCATTCAGACTTTGCAAGTTTAAAGGCTGACCTGTTCTCATTGACCGCATTGTTTACATCCGTCAGTGATTTTCTAAAGTCAACCGCTCCATCTGCTTTGAAGGTCAATCCGACAGTTTTCAAGCCGTCATTACTAGCCAATCAAAGCACCTCCCTTCCGTTTTTCTAGTTCTGTGAATACTTCCAGGCATTCATTAAAAAAGACAGGATCTGAGTTCCAAAATTCATCTTCACTCATTCCCATCTTTCTTGCACACACCATGTATTCTGCCCAGTCGATGTCTATTGCCTCGCTGACTTCTTCGCCCTCGGAGCAACAGACTTCTTCGCCTGTTCTTTTTTTTTATATTCGTTGAGTCTTTTTTCAAACTCCTCGAAAATCTCACGGATGCTGTCGGCATCCATCGGAGTCAGCATCATTGCCTCTTCCTCGTCTACTTTGAGACCGTTTGACCGAAGAATCACATAGATTAGTTTGCCTGCAAGTTCGACATTCTCCTCTTCGGTCAGATCTTCCTCTGTTCTTCCGTCCAGTTTTTTGTCAATCCTATTCATTTTCACTAGATATAAAGTGTAAAAATTAACTTTTACTTCTAATTTCGATCCGTCTGTTAATTTAATCAGCTTGGATTTCATGCGATCACGCTCCTACTGCTGTTGTAAGGTCTGCATCCGTCAGAATCGGCTTAGCAAAGAACTTCTCTTCTGTAAGTCCTGCCGGTGCCGTGGACTCTGTGACCTTGCTCACGATGTTTCCTGCTGCATCAAACGGATATGCCCTGATCTTAATCGTGTCAGTCTGCTCACTTGCTTTTTCCTCAGATGTTGCAATATCATCGGAGTTTTCAACAAGCTTGCATTTTGGAAACCACTCATAACGAGATTTTCCGTTTTTCAGTTTTACAACCTTTCCATAAGCAAAGAATGGTCTTTCGCTCTTTCCACCAGCGAGGATAAGTCCGCCTGTTCCTTTTGTCTCTCCGCGCATTTTGGAGATTGTATCGTCCGGGAATGCGATCACAGATACCTCAATGTCGATACTGGACATTGGTGAATCTGAATCATAGATTTTTCCGGATGCATACACATCACTTGTCTCAGAGTTCTCAGTTACCTTTACACTCTTAACAACTTCTGTCTTCTCAACATCAGCCTCGTAAGTGCCATCATACTCTTTGCCCTCTGTTGCATCAGCAAAACACATGTACTGTGCTCCGACTGTCTGTTTCATGGCCGGTTTTTTTGTATTAATAGGCATTAGTCAACCTCCTAACCGAAGATGCTCTCTGTCATCTTCTTGTAGTATTTTTCCTTGTTTCTTTCAAAGAGTGGCTTCAAGTGTGCCCTTGCTGCCATCTTCCTTGTGCCATGCTCAAGCATTGGACCGTAATACTTGCCCCATCCAACCTTAATTCCGCTGTCAGTTCTTTCCAGTGCGAATGTACTCACGATATGCGTGTACCCCGCTTTGGTGATCTGACTTCGTGGTTTTGGGAGTCTCAGAAGATCATTCACGAACTCCTTTGCCCCCTCTTCCACTGCGTCAAGTGCTTTGTCCGGGCTTACGTTCTCGGAATACTGTTTCAACAGCTCCTCGAAGTCTTCAAGCCCTCCATCGTAAAATGTAATCTCGCTGTTCATCCAATCACTCCGTCAGTTGTAATTGAGAAGTAAGAATGCCATACACGGTCTTCTGTCACGTATTCGTGAGCAATGGTCGGATGGTAGCCAAGCTCATTCAGACGGTTTTTCAGTGCGATCAGTTTCGGATTGCGTGGCTTTCTAGCATAAAAACTAATCTGCCATGTAATCTCGTTCTCATAATCATCTCCGGATGCCATTGTGTCTTCCCACATAATCTCCCAGTAATCAATTCTTGGGAATGCCTTTTCATTTTTGAGACTACTGACTCCCTCATTCACAGGACAGCCAATATCGTGCAAGATCTCACTCAGTTCTTTCTGTGTCATCGATTACCTCTCTTTCATATGCCGGTGTCTTCAATGTCAATTCCGACTCCCTGAAACCGTCTTTTGTGGTGGTATGTGCTACGTTGTAGACCTCATGTTGTTCTCCGTCAATGATGCAGACGCACTTACTATCCACACCTTTAAATTGTGGTATTGCGAGCTTCATGGTCACTTCCACGCTATCCGCTGAAAGCTTTGCTCTGGTGGTGTCATACACCGAAAGTTCTCGATACCACACTTTCAATCCAATACGTTCAAGTTTTTCTTCCGGATAGTCCCCTGATTCATCGTTTACTATCCTGCGAATCTCAAGGACTCCGTCTACATACTCAGGCATTGCCATTCGCACTCACCTCCGTCTCCATTTGCCACGTAAGAATCACGCTTGAATAATTATTCATGAATTCGCTAACTCTGTGGTGGTAAGCATAATATACATAGTTTTTCAGCAGCATCCTATATGTGAGATCTGTCGTTATACTACAGCCTGGATTCAATCTCCCGACTGTATACTCTCCTTCTTTGATGAGATTGATCAATTGATCGTCATCATAGTAAGGAGGAATCTGGAACTCTTTGAGTACTTCATCTACCAGCGTGGCTAATTCTTCATTACTCATATCTTATCCCTTACTGCTTTGGCACCGTTACCTGTGTTACTGGGAGAACATACTCCTCAAGTTTTGTTACGTCAAAAATAACTGCAACATTGTCATCCACAGCTCTACCGTTTGCATGGCATTTAGCTACGATAAGGTCTGCATCCTCAATCGCTTTTGTCTGATCATACTCGTCAACGCGAACTCCTGCTGTTCCCATTGTGTAGTATCCGGCGATTGTAAATGCAGCTTTTCCTTTTGGACAGTTGGCATCAACAATTTTTTCGATGTCAATGAATGACTTGTTGACATATCCGCCTGTCAGAGCCTCTCCGTACATACACGGATCCACATATTCTGCTTCGTCTGACGGATTGCAGATAAGATAGAGCTTATCAACCACACGTTTTCCATCATTAGTAAGAGTTTTTCTCACCGGAGCAAGTCCCTTCGGAGAGAATTTTGTAACCGTAGTGAGAACAGTTTTTGCTTTATTTGTTCCGGCTGACTCTACGGTTCCAATCTGACGAAAGATTCCGATTGGACCTGTCTTTCCATCTCCATCGAGGTATCCTTTTACAAGTCCGTCCTGCATGGCCTCAGACAGAATAGCCATGAAATATCTGTCAACGAATTCCATAGACAGCTCTCTGATTGATTTTGGAATAACAAGGTAAGCTGTGAGCTTGTGAAGGTCAATATTCAGAGCTGTTACCTCTGCTGAAAGTCCGTAAGAGGACCCCAAACCGCTGCACCTGAATGAGATGCCACAATCCATTTCTTCACGTTTGCCGGTGCCATATTTACAAGTTTCAGAATTGGCGATGCTTTCTTAACATCATCCAGTGTACGATCAATAATCTCTGTCGGAATGATGTCGATCTGGTTTGCTGTGAACGCCTGCTTGATGTCCTTAAAATTCTCGTAGAATTTCTTTTCTTTCTGAGACAGGTTACGGAGTCCAAGCTGTCTCTTGTAATCTGCATCTCTACTTGCTCTTTCTGCCTCTGCTACTACCTGCTGAATCAGATCGGCGTGCATTGCTTCATCGATCATTTCAATTGACTGCATAATTGCTTCTGCTTTCTGATCTGCCGGTGCATTGTCCAGAAGCTGTTTCACTTTGTCTTTTACTTCCTGGCTTAAATCTTCAATCCTCATTCTTCATTTCCTCCTAACCAAAAAATGCACCCCAACCGGTGCTATCCTTTTCTTCCGTCTTTTCTTTTTTCTTATGAGTCAGCTGATAGAACTCAGCTAACTGCTTCTGATGCTCATTTCTGCTTTTCAGCTCCATCTGAAGTGCCTTGTTTTCTTTGATTACCTCCTGCAGTTTCATATCCGGATCTTCCACCTTCTGCGCAACGCCAATCTCATCGATCAAGCCATACTCCAGAGCCTTCTGTGGAGATAAGGTTGTAGTCTTATGCATCATCTCCCGGAGCTCTTCTTCTGAAACCGTAGCTCGCTGCATGAACAGAGCCACACAACTGTCCATTGCTACATCCAGATTGTCTGCTTCTGCCCTCAGATCTGCTGCATTTCCTGTAACTGTCTCCCACATATCATGAATAATGGCTGTTGTTCCCTGTCCCATGATACGCTTATCACACGCCTGCAGAATCGTAAAGGCAATCGAATGACATCCGCCCATTACAATTC